GTCCAGCAGCCTCCGTTCTGATGCCTAGAAAGAATCCTAGACCTAAACCCACGCGAGGCGCGTTCGGCTCGAAAAGCCGGGAGAAGCGCAAGGCGGACGCCAAGGCCGAGGAGGAGGAGTTTCTTGCGGATCGCGAGAAAGCCCTCACCCGGCTGAACGTCGCGAACCTGAAAGGCAAAACTCATGCGTAGATTCATCCGAACAACCATTCATCGACTGCTCGTCGTAAGGCGAGCAGTCAGGGAGGCACTCCGACCATGGCGGTATTAAAGGAAAAGCCGAAAGTCGGCGGGAGTCATTTCTACGACCTCGCCGGCAAAGCCTGCCATTCGCAGGTCGGTAAGAACGGACTGGAGCGTAATACTACTTTGCGCGATGCCAGAAAGCTAAATCTGTTTCCAAGCGTTACCGGAATAACCGGCATCTTCGCAAAGCCGGGGCTGGACCGCTGGAAGCAGAACGAGCTTTGCCGCATAGCCTTCGAGCTTGAGCCGATTGACGGCGAGAGTCTTGAAGACTTTACGGATCGATGCCTCGTAGCGCACCAGAAGCCGAGAGATACGGCGGCAGACTTTGGGAGCGAGGTACATGATGCGATAGAGCATTATTTCGATGGCAAGCCTATCCCCGATCACCTGCTGGAGTACGTTCAGCCGGCATTCGATTGGAAGCAGAAAAACCAGTTGGAGTTCATCGAGCGGGAGAAGATTCTCGTAAATCCTCTACACGGGTTCGCCGGAATGTGCGACATCGTTGGTAAAGGCCCGGATGGTCAGCAGTTCATAATCGACTGGAAAACCCGCAAGACCAAGCCGAAGGTCAAAGTAACTTCGTATGACTTTCAGGTCCACCAGATAGCGGCCTACGGCGGGACTTACTTCGGCGAGAAGGAAATTCTTGAGGGTAGGGTATATGGAGCTAACTGCTACATCAGCTCGACCGAGCCGGGACGCTTTGAGGTAATTAGCTATTCGCCGGAAGAGCTGGCCGAGGCGTGGAAAGCCTTTGTGGCCGCCTGCGAAATCTGGCGGAGCTTGAAGAAGTACGATCCGAGGCCGGGACAGTGAAGCGAATCCGATCAAAGAACTTCGAGGCCATTGGCTTCGACGGGGAGAAGGTGGACTCCAAGGCTACGATCACGCTCTGGGTAACGCCGGAGTTCAAGCGGAAGCTCCGCATTCTGGCGGCGAACTCCGGGGATGGCTATTCGGTCAGCCAGTACTTGCGTCTGCTTTGCAAGGAGAAGTTCGAGGAGTTGGATGAAGTTTAACGTAATAGAAATTTGCGCCGGAGTAGGCGGCTTTGGACTGGGCTTCGAGCAGTACGGGCAGGTACTGGCCGCAGTCGAATGGGACAAGGCCGCCGCCGGCGTTTACAAATACAATAATCCGGAAGTCGAAATGTTCTGCGATCTGACCGAGGTACGGGCTACGGACCTGCCTTGGGATGCGGACGATCTAGTCATATGTGGCGGAACTCCCTGCCAAGCCTTCTCAGTTGCCGGCCTGCGCGGCTCTCTTTCGGACGACCGGGGCAATCTCGCCTTAACCTTTAATAACTTATGTAATGCAATCGACGATCTTCGACTTAATGCTGGAAAAGAACCGGCTATCATCATCTGGGAAAACGTCTGCGGAGCAATCAACACCGACGACAACGCATTTGGATGTATCTTGGCAGGAATGGCTGGAAGTGATGCCCCCCTCGTTCCAGTCGGAGAGCAGCGCTGGACAAACGCAGGTGTGGTTGTTGGCCCGAGACGAGCCGTCTCTTTCCGGGTACTCGACTCCCAATACTTCGGAGTGGCCCAACGCAGGCGAAGAGTCTTTGCCGTTGCTATCGGAGGTGCTAGAAAGTGGGCCGCACCTGAAGCGCTTGTTCCTCAGCAAAAAAGCCTGCCTCGGAATCCTAAGAAGAGCGAAGGCTCGGTCGAAGGTTCTCCCGGAAATGCTGGATCGAGCGCTACGGGAGCAGGCTTCGGAAAGTACGAGGAAGGAGTCGGAACGCTCCGAAGCCAAGAAGGAGACTTAGGCGGCGGAAGCGAGACGCTGGCGGTAGACGTCTACAACGGAGAAATTACCGGCGAGACAACTGTAACTGTTACGACGAAAACGGGAGGAGCAGACCAGAGCGGGCCGAAGTTGTTAGTCCCTAAGCAACAAGGAATAGCTTTTGAGCCTCGCAGTGCCGACGGTGAACCACGCATCGCTGGCGACATCCATAAAGTGGTTTGCCCGACTCTGAACTGCATGTCTGGCGGTCAACGTGAGCCTGCCGTAGTCTCATGGAACGGCGACGTAACGCCCAAAGCCTCCGAGGACGTGAGCGTTACGCTTCGTAGCCAGCAGGGCGGCGAGGGCGTTGGCGTAGCGACTTATGAGTGGCATAATCAAGATAGCCGAATACGTGAACAGCAACAGGCGTCTACTTTATCTTGTAACGCAGGAGGAAAGGAAGGGAATCTGGTACATCATGTGGCCCCTGCGTTAAGCGCGTCGAACAACCCATCCCGATCCCCACAGTCGAGTGAAGTGACTCAACAAATCAAAGCAGTATATGACGCGACTCTAACGGTTCGCCGGCTCTCCAGCGTAGAATGCATGAGGCTTCAGGGCTGGCCGGATACTCATTGCGACTTCAAGATGGAGCTGGAGCCGGACGGCAATCGCTGGAAGGCCGCGGGCAAGGTGGTAAAGCAGGCCGAAGGGCCGAAGTACAAGCAGGCGGGCAACGGCGTGACGGCCAACGTGGCGGCCTACATAGCAGGGAAACTGATGGATGCTCTGTCGAAGTGAAGAAGAAAGTATTCAGCCTGAAAACCGAGGCCAAGGGAGCCATCGCCTCGCACAAGCCGGGCCATCCTTCCAGCATCGAATGGACTCCCGGCCCGCGAATGTCGGCCTCGGACAAGATAAAATTTAACTGGTGCGCCGAGCAGTTCTTTGTCCGGCGAGGACTTCAGCCCCCTTGGGCGAGAAAGGAATTAAAAATAAATGCAAAATGAAACTATATACAAATGCCACAGGGAAACTGTCATTCTTGAAAAGGATGGCCGTGAGGCTACGCTTACTTTCGATCTGGAAGCGGATGCTTGGAGGCTGGAGGCGGAAACGTTCCCGACACTCGAAGAGGGCATTCGATCCGCCGAAAGCCTCTTGGCCCCCCCAGAGTTAGAGGAATGATAGCCCTCGATACGGAAACTTTCTGGTCCGCCCAGTATTCGATCACTCGGCTCGGGCTGGATCGGTACGTCATGCATCCGCAGTTTAAGGTAACGCTGGTGAGCCTGTACTCCCCGGATTTCGAGTGGGTAGGAACGCCCGACCAGTTGCCAGTCGAGCGGCTTGCCGGCGAGACGATACTTGCCCATAATGCGGACTTCGACGCTACGGTTTGCCGGATGGCCATCAGCAAAGGCCAGATGCCGGAGTTTCAAGCCTCGAGGTGGATTTGCACGGCGGACATGGCGGCATGGCATCAGTATCCCCGATCCTTGAAGGGAGCATACAAGCATTTGTTCGGCGAAGACTTGTCGAAGGACGCGAGGGATGAAATGCAGGGGCTGACTCCGGAAGTAATAGCGGTCAACCCGGCCTTCCGAGAGTACGCCCTGTCTGACGCCCGAGCCTGCTATCGCATTTACGAGGCACTCGCCCCGAGCTTTCCGGAGTTCGAGTATTTGCTTTCCGAGCTTACTCGCATAATAGCCGCTCGCGGGCTTCCGGTAGATTCCAAACTTTGCCAGTCTTATATAGATAAGCTCGACAAGGTCATGGACAAGTGCGAGGCGGCAATCCCTTGGCGATCCGGCCATAAGCCTGCCCCGATAACTTCGCCTCTTGCCCTCGGAGATGCCTGCAAGCTCGCCGGCATCGAGCCGCCTACCTCGACGAATGAGGATGACCCTGCCTGCATGAAGTGGAAGTCGGCCAACCCGGAACAGGCCATATGGCTCGATGCCATGAGCGGATGGCGGAAGGCAAACAAGTTGCAGGAATCTCTTTACGGTTTAATCCTTCGGAAGCGTCCGGATAGCCGAGTAAGCACTCGTTTGAAGTTTTGCGGGGCGCAGCATACCGGTCGATGGTCCGGCTCAGGCGGACTGAACTTTCAGGCGATTCCCCGGAGCGAAATTCAGGGCGTCAGCATGAAGAAGTGCTTAGTCGCTCCAGCGGGCAAAGTCCTCGTCTCGGTGGACCTTTCCCAGATCGAGCCTCGAATCCTCCACTGGCTTGCCGGCGACATGGAGTTCCTGTCGCTGGTAAGCGGAGGCATAGACCTGTACGAGGCTCATGGCAGGGCGTCAGGATTGTATGCGGAGGACGAGCCTATGAAGGACTTCGCCCCGGAGCTAAGACATCTTTGCAAGGCCAGAACGCTTGGTCTGGGCTATGGCTGCGGAGCCGGCAAATTCGCCTCCGTTGCGGAAGCCCTGACCGGCGGAAAGCTCAAGCTCACGCCGGCAGTAGCACGGCAGCAAGTGACGGCATACCGCCAGCAGAATCCTTTGATCATAGCCCTCTGGGAAAAGGTCGAGGCGTTCGTCCGCCGGGAGGCCAAGAACGAAGCCGAGTGCGCAGTTATTGAAACTCGCTCCGGCAAGCCGATCCGATACTGGGACGTCGAGTTCTCCGGCAAGAAGGACGAAATGTCGGCGGCGACAGTCAAGGGCGGACCTCGCAAGAAATTGTACGGCGGCCTGCTGGTCGAGAATCTTGTCCAATGCACGGCCAGATGCGTCTTCGGCGAGATGCTCATAAAGGCGGAAGCCGCCGGCCTGCCGGTCTGCCTGCACGTCCATGACTCGATAACGGTCGAAGTGGCGGAGTCGGAAGGGCAGGCGGCTCTCGACCTTCTGGTCAACATTATGAGCGAAGCTCCGGCTTGGGCGGAGGGTCTGCCTCTGGCCGCCGAGGGCGAGATTAGGAGGCACTACTGATGAAACGCATTTTCGAGTACGCCCTTTGCTGGGGCTTGTTCCTTTTAGCCGTAGCCCTCTGGATATGGACTCTAACAGGCTTCGTATTAGCAGTTTTTTTTCCATTACCAAGATGAACATGAACGAAAGATTGATCGGCCTTTGCGGCCCGAAGGGCGTAGGCAAAACGACCTTCGCGAAACAACAGGACGCCCGAGTACTATCATTCGCCAGCCCTATCAAGCGAATGCTCAAGCAGATTCTCCCGCCGGGCGACTGGCTCGGAGAGCGGAAGGAGGACCAGCTTCCCGGCTTCCCCGAAGGTATAACGGCTCGCGTTATGCTCCAGACGCTCGGAACGGAATGGGGCAGGGCATCGGTCGATCCGGATATCTGGGTAAAGGCCGCCATGCGGGAGGCCGAGTATTTTCTCGGCTGGCCCGATTCCAAGGTGATATTCGACGACGTAAGATTCGCTAACGAGGCCGTGGCCATCCGGCAAGCCGGCGGAAAGGTTTACCGGGTAAGCCGAACGGATTTTGAAGTATCAACTGACGACCATATATCAGAACTCGGTTTACCGGCTGAACTGATCGACGGGGAGATAGAACTATGAGTGAAGGAAACTGGGAAAAAACGGTGGACGTTTGGCTAGGCGAAGAGCCGTTCCCCGAGGCCGAGTATGAATGCACGAAGTGCGGCTACGTCTGGCCCGACACTGACGACCCTCGATGCGTTTGCGAGGAGGAGGAGGGCGAAGTATGACCGACGAACACGCTGACCCGGACGATTTCAAACAGGACTGGATCGACCGCCAAGCCCGCGAGGGCTGGACGACCTGCCCGGTCTGCGGGACTACCCTGCACGATGACGACGTAGCCGAAGGAACGACCTGCCTATGCCCCGACGACGAAACGTAGAGCGAATGGCCGCAGACGCTCGAATAGCGAACATGCTTCGCCGGAATCCGGGCAAGCCCTTTTCCGCCTCGGAAATCGCCGAGACTGCCGGGCTTTCCCCGCGAACCATTCAGCGGGCCGAGAAGTCGGCTCTGCGAAAACTCCGACGATTCCACGGCGGTACGCTTTCCGAATTTATTAATACCATATGCGATGAAACTAAATAGCCAATATTCCACATGGGCCTCGAAGTATGCTTCGGGCGAACGCTTCCACGAATTTCTGCTTACCTTCACTTTGCAGATCGCCCAAGTGCTGCCCGACTTCGACGAGGCATACGCCTACTGCGAGAAGGCTCTGGCGAACTTTTCTCGGCGAGAGCTTCAGCCCGCCGAACTGACGAATGCTTTGGCCGGGGCTTACGCCAGAATCGCTCGAGGCGACGTAGGCCGTGGCCCTCGCCGGGAGTCAGTCGAACCGACAGGAGACGCCTCCAAGCACTACGGCAAGCCGGGTTCGGTCGAAATGTTAAAGGTCAAATCCTGTCAGGACTTCCTCTACGGAGACAAGACCGGCGAACTTTTGCTCGACCTGTTCGAGCCGGACGAATGGATTTCCATCGCTAAAAACGCCTTCGACTCGGAAGGCTCGGTCAAGACGGCTCTCGAATGGTCGGCCTGCCCAGACCTAGCTCGCTACGAATTTATTTGCCCGAACGTTTTCAAGCCCGGAACGGAGTCCAGACGAAAGGAACACGCCGCCGGCTGGCGGTACATGGTCCATGAGATGGACGATCCCGGCGTAGACTTTGACCAGCAGGTCGGCCCAATCCTTGCCCTCGGCGAAATCCTCCCGCTCAAGCTCGTTACGTTCTCTGCCGGCAAGTCGCTTCATGCATGGTACTCGATGAAAAACCATCGAGAAAAGGCCCGCGAGTTTCTGGACGCATCCCAACGCTTCGGAGGCGATCCTGCCTTCGAGCGATTCACTCAGCTTTCTCGCCTGCCCGGCGGCTCTCGCCCCGGCAAAGGCCCACAGTCCATTCTTTTTCATTCCAGCGGGCATAGAGCCGGATGACGCATCCGGACGCGAATTATCTTCTTTCGTTGTTGAACACCGCTGGAATCTCTCAATAAACAAAAATGGGCCGCCCCACCAGCAAATGAGAGGACGGCCCACACTATGATATATTACAACCGTAAAATACAATTCTCCGCACAAACTAGCAATAGTTTTTTACGGATTCTATTATGAAACTTCCGCCCGAACATGAACTGCATGACGTCCTAGCGTGGACCATCGCCAACCCTCCCGTCCCCAGCCAGCCGAGCCAGACGACCGGCCAGCCCCAGCCTGCCCAAACTTTCACAGAGCAGACGCCCTACGTAGCTCATCCCTCGGACATACCTCCGGCCACTAAGCCCCTGCCTGAAATCTGGGACTGGGATAGGCTGATGGAGGAGGCCGAGAAGCCTATGCCCCCGGAGATTTTGAAAGACCTGCTCTGGAAGGGATGCAGGATGTCGGTGGAAGGCAGCTCCAAAGCCGGCAAGACGTGGACCCTCATGAACCTCGGCCTAGCCGCCGTCCAAGGGACGAGCTGGATGGGCATCGAGGTAGTGAAGCCCTGCCGAGTATTATATATGGACTTCGAGCTTCTTAGCCGCATGGCCGCCGGACGGGTACAGATGATTAAAAAGGCTTTGAATTTCGGACGCCAGCCGAACTTCCACTACTGGCCGCTTCGAGGCTCCTGCTACGAGTTCAGTCGCCTGAAGGAGCATCTACTAGTATCGGGCCGCCAGAAAGCCTACGACCTAGTCATAGTCGATCCATACTATAAAGCCGCAGCCGGCCTAGACGAAAACTCCGTATCCGACGTCATGCTTATCCTGCAAGAGATCGAACGCTTCTCCGAGGAAACGGAAACGGCCATCGTCTACGCCCACCACTACTCGAAAGGCAACAAGTCGGACGTGGACGCCCTCGACCGGGCATCCGGATCGGGAGCCTTCGCCCGCGATCCGGATGCAAAGATAATGCTTACCCGCCACATGGAGGAGGACTGCCTAACGGTAGAGCCGATCTCTCGCTACGCCGCCAGCCCGGCCTCCAGCGTAGTGGAAACTACCTTCCCGACCTTCAAGCAGCGGGGCGATCTTGACCCGAAGGACCTCTACAACCCGGCCCGCCTAGAGGCATACGAGCGGAAGCGGGATGCCCGAAAGTCGGGCGACTCGGAAGAGCAGCCTTTCTGACTGCCCGCCCAGCCCGCGAGTCCTCGGACTCCCTGCCCGCCGGCTGACCGGTTAACAGGTCGACCGGCTGACCGGTTAACAGGTCGACCGGCTCCCCGGCTAACCCGGATGTCCATCCCGGTTCTCCCCGCAATCCCGGTCGATCCGGATGTCCGGGCATGGCTCGCCCTACGGGCTTCGCACAGGCTTTCTTCGGCTATCCCCGGTCTTTCCTTTTCTACAGGGAATCATGCATACCCAGTGCCTGCAGGCTAGTCAGACGAGCCGTGGGGTAATTTCCTCTTAAGGGAGGATTACCCCACGTTTTGGTGAGTCTGGCTCTGCCAGCCAAGCCGGCATGTAGTGGAGGCAACAGGCTGGCCAAGTATGGCCGTGATTCCCGGTAGGGCTGGTAAGTGTATTTTACTCCTACAGGTCAACCTGTCAACACCCTAATTCGTTTTCCCTGTATCCATCAGCTCGGTGGAGCGGTAGGCAGGTTTGCCGGTTTGCCGGTTTGCCGGCTCGCCGGAGGCCCGCAATACGAACTACCATAGCTAAAGACATCACGAACAATACAACTGAACTCTCAAGACATCGATCCGCCAAGAGCAGGGAGTTGCCGCCAGACCCGGTTAGGACTCGGCAGGCTCAGGTGGAGTAGCCGGGTCTGCCGGCACAAGCCCATCGATCACTTGACCCAGACTTTCCTTCTTCAGCTTCGCCTGCTCACGCAGGTAGGCATCGGTAAGAGGATCGATACTAGCGGTAAGGTGGACTCGGAGAGCGCCCTTGCGGTTTGCCGGGCGGCCTGTCTGGTTCGGGCGGCGTCCGCCCCATGATGGTTTTTCTTTTGGCATTAGTTGGATTCCTTTCCATCCAGTAAGCAACGCAGCCTGTCGAGCTGGTCGGCCCACTTCGGTTCATGGGTTATGGGTAGAGTTATGGCAAGCGAATCGTTCGCCTTGTCCAAGAAGTCCTCCAGCAAAAATCGCAAAGGCACTTCAGGCAAACGCAGGTCATGGTAATAGATCATCGTCTCGTAGAATAATTCGCAGATACTGCCGGCCTCGCCAGTCCAGTAGTAGTGCCGGTTTTGCCGGCTCTTCGTTAAAATGCAGCCCCGGAAGTCGAGGCGTTCCAGCAGTCTGGAGACTGCGCGGGCCGACTTCGGGCTGGCGTCTAGTTGGATGTCTTGGGGCATTAGTTATTTCTCCTAAATAGAGTTAGTTGGGAGTCCAAGTGCGTTGTTTATTTCTTGCTCCCACTTGAAAGCAATTGAGTAGAGGTGGTCCGAGTCGAGAATCTTTTGAGCCGACTCAACCGGGAGTGGCCGATTGCTGACTACATCGTCAACGCTTCTCAGTGACTCAATGATATCCCCCAAGTCCGGGCAAGAGTCATGGTCGAACCATGCCTTTACGCTGGCATGAAGGGCTGCTCGCCTTTCACCACTTTTGACGGGTAGTTGGAACTGGTCGTATATTGAAAGTGCCATTTAATAGTTCTTAAGTTTAGTGGTTTAGTTGAAGTTTGGAGGCGATTTGCACGTGGCGAGACTCGACTTTCCACTCAGTCCCACCAGTTTCGATTAAGATGCGGCCATTATTTAGTACCTCGATAAAGTTAACAAATCGACCGAGGTTCGGATTGTCGATGGATGGGTCGATGTAGGCGAGGCTCGGATTGTCCGTAAGGATTTGCGTCCTTGAAGCGGAACTAATTTGCCCCCGTGCATCTGTCTCATTGAGGCGGCTTGTTGTAATTGTTGTGGCTTGGGTTGTGTCTGTCATGCGTTTCGTAGTTGGTTGGTTTGGTTTGATTTAAAGTTAGCAGTGGCCGAAGCACATACCCTCTTGCATTTCTGCCAATAAAGCAAGAACTACTTTACATTTAGCTCTGCAGACCGCATAAACAGTACAAACTATTTTTTAGCCGTTCAACGGCTCGGAAGGCATCTCGACTTTTTCCGGCTCTTTTACGTCCACCACTTCAGCTTCTATGACCTCGGCCTTCTTCATCTCATCCAGCTCGGCCTTGACCTCGTCCAGCGTTACGGATCGCTTGACCTCTATTACCTGCGAAGGCTCGCCGTCAGCCGCCCTTGCCTTATCTATTAATATGCCTGTAGCTATCGGAAGGACGCCGTCCGGAATCTTATCGGCCTCGAGGCGTTCGATGTATTTCTCCACGCTGGATTGGGCAGCGTAGCCGATTAGCCCCTGCATCACCTGCTTGCATTGAGCGATGATCTCCTTCTCCCGGCTTCGGACTACTGCGATGGTATGCGCTCCGACTTTATACCTTTTCTGGATTCGAGTGAGTGGAGTGCCTTCGACCAGTCCTTGAACTACGCCGGCGTAGGCGTCAGGGCGTTTCTGCTTGAGAGCTGCGGCAGTGTAGACTGACGGGCAAGTCTCCTCGACTGTCGTCTGGGCAGGCAGGTTGTCAGGTTCGACAACGACTCTTCGTTTCTTGGTAGGCATGGCGTTTCTAATCGGTGTAAGGCTTTATAAAGAGTTTATAAATAGATACACTAACAAGGGACAATTAGACATAATCACTCTTGTGCGTAGTTGGTTTATTTGAACTAACACTTTGCTTCGTCATGACTGGTAATGACTTACGCAAGCCGAGGGAATTTCCCACGCAGTCATGACTGCACAACGGGTTAAAAATTGCACGGTTTAAAAGGCTCAGGCAGGGGGGGAGGGGGGTCCGGATCGCCGGGCCGCCGGCCAGCCGACCGATTAGCTTCCTCGAAAAAATTTGGGCAATTGGCCATCGGGTCAGCGAGTGTCGCGTGTCGGCGCTAGATAGTCCAAGTCGAGCAACTCGTTCTGATTTAGAAAGTGGCAGCCTTCCTGAACCTCGCCAACCGGCGTAGACTTAACATGCTCTCTGCTTGCCCAGCCGTGAATTTTGTATTCGCCGTCTTTGATCCTTTTCAACTGCTCGACCAGCACATAGGCATCACAATAGACGGCTGATTCATTTACCAGCAGATTTTTCCCTTTCGACTCGGCCGCAACGGTTTTTACGTCTAAAGTGTTATAACTCAAAATTCGGTTAAACTTAAAGAAGGGAAGTGTGAAATCGGCCAGCCCGGACTGCTCGCCAAAATCCGGGCAGATGTTAAGGGCTTTAGCCACGGCTAGCTCGCCGGCGGCCCCGATAATTTCGTAATTCATTTTCCGTTCATCGTCTTCCCCGGAAGACTGATCCACTCGGCCGAGTTCTCTACATCGCTCCCGCCTTTCGTTGGCCATAAACCAAGCCATTCGCCTTTCGCCTCTATCGAGCATTACCAGCATCCCACCATTATAACGCACCCTCGCCAAACCGCGACATTCAATGTCGCAAAAAAGAGTTTACATAATATAATGTAAGCGTGGCCCTGAACTGGACATCTCACCCGGCTCTCCCGATTCTTTCTCCGAAAGAAATGAAGGCCATGTCGGCGGAAAAAATCTTGGCCTATTACAATAGACGCGAGGCGGCCATAGCAGCGGAGCGTGAAAGCCCTTACGACTTCGGGTTTGAGCTTGGGCCGTGGAAGATGGCGGACGAGCAGCTTGCAAGTCATTCGGAACTCTTGCTTATGGGCGGCAATCGTGCGGGCAAATCGGAGCTATGCGCGAAGAGGGTAGTCCAATGCCTTACTGAAAACCCCGGCACGGTCATCTGGTGCTTGACCGAGACTTCGGCCAACTCCATCCAGTTTCAGCAAGCCCTCGTTTTCAAATACTTGAAGCCGGAGCATAAGAGGCTGGGTCGAACTCCGACCGGATACTTGACTTACTCGATCAAGAACGGCTTTACTGCGGCCAAGTTCGTACTGCCTAACAAGAGCGTCTGCATTTTCCGGAACTGGAGTCAGGACATCAGCACCATCGAGGGCGGGGAGATCGGCTGCCCGGAGCCTCCGGTCAAAGGCACTCACAACATCGGATTTTGGGCGGACGAGCTTGTACCGCTCCCTTGGGTCGAAACGCTTCGCTATCGTTGCGTTACTCGTTCGCATAGGGAGGCTGACGGCGTAGTTCGCTCGGCCAAGGGGCTGATCAGCTTCACCGCCGTGGACGGCTGGAATCCAACCGTGAAGAGCTTGCTTACCGGGGCGAGGACGGTCAAGTCCACCGAGGCCGACCTTTTGCCGGGCGAGACAGTCCCGCTGGTCCAGCAGCCACTTCGCAAGGCATCCTCCATTGTCTACTTTCATACGGCTGAAAATCCCTTCGGGGGCTGGGAGGCGATGAAGGCTACTCTGGACGGGGAGAAGCGGGAGGTAATCTTGTGCCGGGCCTACGGAGTGCCGGTCAAAGCCTCGAGGGCCATTTTCCCGCTACTCTCGGACAAGAACTACCGCGAGCCGGAAAAGATTCCCATCTTAGCGGACCCGGAGAGCAATCCTGCGACATGGGTCTTGAGCATCGATCCTGCGGGGGCGAAGCCGTGGAGCATGATTTTAATCGGCATCGACGCCCACGGAGTTGCATGGGTAGTGAAGGAGTTTCCGGACTTCGGCAACTTCGGGGCATGGATCGACATGACCGGCGGGGACAAGCTTCGGGGGGGCGAGGCGAGCAAGCCGAACGGCTACGGTATTCTGGACTACTGCGAAATCATTCGGGAGATGGAGGGCGACAGGAAATGCCATCGAATCATCGACCCTCGGCTCGGGGCGGCCAGCTATCAGAAGGCCGAGGGCAGCTCGAACATCATCGACGATCTGCTGGACGAGAATTTGACGGCCTACCCGGCGGAGGCTTTGGACATCGAGACGGGTTTGCAGGCGATCAACAACCTGCTGGCATGGAAGCCGGAGGAGCCAATGAGCCTCGAGAACAAGCCCCGGCTAATGATTTCCGAGGAATGCCAGAACACGATTTCCTGTATGCAGGAATATCAGGTCGGGGACTTGAAGCATCCGGCCAAGGATTTCGTGGACTGCATTCGGATGTTCGCGGTCGGAGCGTTCGAGCATTTCGAGGATGAGGACATGGCGATCAGCAAACCGAGAGGGTATTAATTATGGGAAAGATAACCGAAGAGGAGGAATTGAAAATCGTGGCTTTGCGGGAAGCCGGCATGAGCTGGGCCAAGCTGGCCGCCGAGAGCGGCTATGCTCGCTCGACCTGTCAGGCGGTCGTCAAACGGATGTCCGGCAAGCCGCCTCCGCCGCCTCCGCCCGACCTAACGCCCAAGCCGGTCGAGGCCAGAGTGCTGAAGGCATATCCGAATCCTCGTTTGATCGGTATTTACTTCGGCGAGCGTAGCGATCCGGAGATGGCCAAGTGCGTAGTCCGGCCTAATTTCAACTATCGTCCCAATTCGATAATACGGGTAATCGAGTGCGAATATGAGCCGGGACTCTACCGAATTGCTTGAAACACTCGACGAACGGAATCGCAGGCTGGACGCCCTGCTCGCTTCGATGGCCGTCGAGGAGGGCTTGGCCGTCTTGCAGGGCCGCGAGCCTCGCCAGTATTCGTTGGAGCAGATTGCGGATTTTTGTGGAGTCGGCCCGGCGACTGTCATGCGGATCGAGGAGCGGGCCTTGAAAAAATTAAGTAAAAAAGTGGTAAGGTAAAATATGGAAACTAGCGAAAAGGACTTGCAGGAATTTGATCGGGATAGCCCCGACGTAGACTTTTTAAAATCCGATCTGGAGCGATGCCGGAACAATCTCAGCTATTGGCAGAGCAAGGCCGAGGAGGCTCGCGAGAGTCGTCGGAACGAATGGCCGGGCAAGGGGAGGAACGGCCAGAAGGAAGGTCAGGGGGCATTCCCTTGGCCGGGAGCCTCGGACCTAGAGCCGAATCTAATCAATCCTTTGATCGACGGGGACGTTGCCCTGCTTACGAGCAGTTTGAACAAGGGAAATCTTTTGGCCTCGCCGGTCGAGTCAGGCGACATCCCGACCGCCAAGACCGTTACGGACTTCATGCGATGGAGGCTCGACTCGATGTCGGAGCTTCCACGGGAGGCGGGAGTCGCGGCGAATCTTCTGCTGGAACAGGGGATTGCTTTCTTGGGCATCTACTGGAAGCGGGAAGTGAAACGGATTTATCAGCCGATCACAATGGGCGAGATCGAGCAGCAGGCTCCGGAAGTGGCGGCGGCCATACTCGATCCCGACATGAAGGAAACAGTTTCGGAAATGTTGCAGGGCGTTTTTCCAAAACTTCGCAAGAAACGGATTACCCGGATGGTGAACGAGCTTCGCAAGGACGGCGTTACTGAAATTCCTTCGGAGAAAGTCACGGCAAACCGCCCCTCGGTCAAGGCTTACGAGCTGGGCAGGGATTTGATTGTGGACTCAAACGTGCTGGATTTGCAGGCGGCCAGAGCGGTGTACTGCGTCCATTACCTAACGCCCGAGCAGGCCAAGGAAATGGTAATTACCGGAAACTGGGACTCCGAGTTCGTCGAAGATTGCATCGAGAACAGCCAAGGCGATTTCCCGGCTCAAACCCCGGAAGTGTTTAATACCTACGTCACCGGCGGCTACGGCTCGTTCGACCAGTACGAAGGCTTGATTCGTCTCATTACCTGCTATCGGAAAGAGATCGACGAGGACGGCGTCCCGATTTGTACCACTACCATTTTCAGCGAGACGGTCGAGGGCTTCGCCAAATATTCTACGGAGATGTACGGCGATGGCTATCCCTTCGTCGCGATCACTCGAGAACATTTGAGCCGGCGTCTGTTCGATAGCCGAGGCTATCCGGAATTGCTTCGCTCCTATCAGTTGGCCGTAAAGACCGAGATGGATGCTCGAAGAGATCGCGCCTCCATGTCCACGTTGCCGCCTATGGAAGTGCTTGCCGGCAGAAAGCCCGAGCAGGTCGGACCCGGTTCAGTTATACCTGTCCGCCGGCGAGGAGAATTTGGGTTTGCTGAAATCCCTCGCTACTCTCCTGCATCCACCGAGGTGGAAATGCAGCTTCGCCAGTTAGCCGACAAAGTGACTGGGCGGGCAACTAGCGAGGCGGATGCCGTCGAGGCGAACGTCATGCGTCAATCCTTAGTCAACAACTGGCTGCACGGCTGGACGCAGGTACTTCGGCAGTTCTGGGCAATGGAACGCCAGTATGGAAATCCTGAACAGTGGTTTAGAGTTACGGGATCGGAGCAGGGCGTTCAGCTCCTCATGGACCAGACCGCCGACGAGTATGATTTTCAGATTTCATGGAATGCGAATAATGCGGACGAGGCTGCGGTAGTGAAAAAGCTGGAGACTGTCGGGCAAGTGCTTTCGCAGTACGACCGGCAGGGCCAAGCTCGCTACGATGCGTTCCTTCAAACTTTCCTAGAGGCCATCGATCCGGGGCTTGCCTCGAAGCTTATAGCTCCTGCGGAAGAGGCGACGAATAAAGAGGTCATGGAGACGAGCGAGGACATCGCAAAAATCTTCAGCGGTCAGGTCGTCAACGCTCCCGAAAGCGCCAACGTTCAGCTCCGCCTCCAAATGCTCCAGCAGTACCTCCAAGGAACGGAAGAAATACCGGCTTCGGACATTCAGGAGCGTATGCAGACCGACGAGCAGTTTGCGGCCAGACTACAGAACTATGCTTCTCAGCTCGAATTTCAGCAAACACAACAGAGGAACGCGCTCACGGGCCAGCTAGGAGCGCCGCCGGGTAACGTTCCGGCCACAGGCTAAAATAATATGACTCTTCAAGAATCTTTAAACAGTTTACATACCCGCGAGGACTGGGACTGTATCCTCGACCACATAAAGGTCGAACTGGAGACGGCCATGCTGGACTTCCAGACGCCCGAACTCCTCGACAATCCGCAGAAGTTGGCTCGTCTGGCCGGAGAGATTTCGGCTTTTGACCGCCTGCTTCGAGTTTTCAGTCATGCCGAAGAAGAATAGGCTAACGCCTCACGAACAATTCGGTAATGAGGTTCGGGCATTGCTGAATCGATATGTTGAAGAATCCGACCTTGAGGAGTGTACCCTTGCGGAAATAATGCATCACATTTTAAGCCAATGGCTGGATGAAGACGTGTTGGATTTTTCGAGCGACATCGATCTAGAGGATGACGACTGACTACCGGGACTCGGCGAAGAGTCAGGGCAGTTATTACGAAAGCCTATTTACTACCGAATGCCTAAAGCGAGGCATTGCGGTCAGCCAGCCAGAAGGGGATTATTTGCCCTACGACGTTATTACCGACACTCGGCTTGGCCTGAAGCGAGTTCAGGTCAAGGGAACTTCTTACCGAGCCGGGTCGGGCTATAAAGTGGTCATCGCCCGCTATGCCCCGGACGCCTTCGATTTCATGGCTCTCTACGTTGATGTTCCGGATTTCCGGACATGGTACGTTTTTCCAAAAAAAATTTCAAGTTCGGCTACGACTATAAAACTGTTCCCGCATAACCCGATAAGCAAAGGAAAGTACGAGCCTTACAAGGCCGCCTTCCACCTGCTTTAAGTTTCCTGAAAAATTAGCCGGCCAAGGTGCTAATATAGGAGTCGGCGGACTTCGGNCNGCAGGTAAGACGGCGAACTTCTTAAAACGCAGAAAATGGATACGGAAACAATTACCGAGGCTCCGGGTAACGATTCGGGAGCAGAAGACAATAGCGCAGGCAATCCGACCACGGTCGAGGAATTGGCAAACTCATTTATTGAGCGAGTCGAAGAATCGCCCGAACCGGAGACGACCGATTCCGAGGCCGGTGAAACGGCAGAAGCGGAAGAGGGAGACGCCGAAGCAGAAGACGTTCTTTTACAGTCTAGTCAGTCCGAGGAAGCAGAGGAGGAGGAAACGGAAGCTGAAGAAGAGGCCGAAGAAGAATCCGCCGAAGGACCGCCCAAAGGGGTAGGGAAACTTTTAAAGCAGGTCGGTAAACTTACCGCCCGAGCCAAGAGCGCCGAGGAAAGGGTCGAGGCCATGCAGGCCAAGATCGCAGCACTCGAATCCCAACCGCAAAAGGCCGAACCTCAAGGTTCGCCGGTTTTGGAGGAAGTCGCAAACTTTGACGATCTGGAAAAGGTCCGACAAGAGGCGATAGCCGCCAAGAAATGGGCAGTTCAGCATCTGGGAAAGGACTATGTCGAAGACGGGGAAAAGGAATATAGCGGGGANGANGTNCGCGAGATATTCGCNGCCGCCGACGAGTACCTGACCGAGAAGATTCCGCAGAGGGCAGGATTTCTCAAGGCCAAGGCCGAGAGCGATGCAAGATCGAGAGAGGTATTCGATTTCTGGGACAACCCGGAGGACGAAGCGAACCAGCTTTACCAGCAGGTTCTAGCCGACCCGAGATACGCAGCTCTAAACGCTTTGCCGAACAGAGATTTCGTCATGGGTTTAATCGTCGAGGGATTCCGATCCGTTAACGCGAAAGCCGAGTCGAAGGGAAAAAAGCCGGCCAAAAAGAAGCCGGCAAAAACTCCTCCGGCAACGCTTGAAGAATCAGTGGCTCCGCCGCCAACGCCGAAGACTGACAGGCAAGAAAAGAAAATCAAAGCCGCTATCGCACAGGGGAATATCAGCCCCGAAAAGTTCGCCGAATTAATAACTTAATATCTTTTAAAAAATTCTAGGAGGAAAATAAAAAATGGCAGTAGCAACTTCGTATAATGTAACAAGCACACAAGGCGCGAGACAGGATTTAGCTAATATCTTGCGCTTTGTCTCGCCTTCCACAACTCCAATGTACTCTACATTGAAGCAATCCGCAGCTCCCAAGGCCGTCCTTACGGAATGGCTTGGTGATGTCCTCGCCAGCCCNGACGCAAATGGCGTCATCGACGGCGTAGACATGGCTTTTAACGCTGACTTCACGGACCAGATCAATTCCCGAGTTCGCCTCGGCAATCGAGTCCAGACAGTCCGCCGAGCATACGCAGTTTCGCGTCAGGCTCAGATGATAGACGTAGCCCCCGGAGAGAGCCTCATGGCNNCNNNCAAGGCNAAATCGCTCACNGAGCTGAAAACTGATATAGAAACGATTATCGGTTCTGGTGCATCTCAAGTAGCCGGGTCCGGTTCAGTAGCCGCTAAGTCGCAAGGCTTGGGCATCTGGTCCGATCCTTCTGCAGCAGTTGCCGACGTTCCGGCAAGCGTTAGGTCCGTTTCCGGTTCACGCTTTAACTACAGTACACCGGGAGCAATGACCGAAGCGAATTTCCGCTCGGTTCTTCAGGCCGTTTACGAAGCCTCCGGATCGAAGACCGACTATCGTTTGTTCGCCGGCCCGGCTATCGTGAACGCGATCTCGGACATGTCTAGAGCCAACGCTAACTCTGCAGCTTTCAATCAAGAAGTAGGCGGAGGTCGTTTGACTCTCAGCATTACCGAATACCAGTCGGACTACGGAACGGTAAAGGTAATACCTGACCTCTTCTTAGGACGTGAGGTAGGTTCTGCCATTACTTCGTCTTCGACCGCGAACCCTGCCGTCATTACGACTGCTGCGGCTCACGGGCTTACGACCGGGGACACTGTTACTATCAGCGGAGTTACTGGGAATGATGCGATCAACGGGACGTTTGCCATAACAGTAACGGCTCCGACGACATTTACCATAACTGGCCAAACCGGGGCTGCCGGAGCTGGAACAGGCGGACTCTGGACCAGAGGCTTCAACACTGATGACGGCGTCCTCAACTCGAATCGAGCCTACTTGATTCCNGGCGACGACACGGTCAGCTTGAAGNTNCTCGAAGGCATCACCACTCAAGATTTGCCAGACTTGGCAGCAGGTCCGAGAGCATTCGTAGAAGCCATGATTTCGCTATGCGTCACGAATCCACGTGCGCTTGGCTCAATTATCTAGTTCATCATAGTTTAGGGATGGGGTTTACGGGGGCCGGCTTTGGGGAAGGCCGGCCCCCTTTCTTTCAACAAATAAACAAAGGGAAAATAAAATGCCGCACGGAAAAGGAACTTACGGATCAAAGAGGGGCCGTCCGCCCGCGAAAAAAACACCTCTAAGAAAAGCTCCGGTGAGAGTGAGGAAAAAATCGAAGTCTAAATGACCGTTAATATCATAGTTAAAAAAGGTTCTAGCGGAAGGGTCAGCGATGCGGAAGTTTCCGAGTCATTGGCCAAGCGAGTTGATCGGGAGCAGGCTGCCGAAAAGGCGGGCTACAAAAACCGCATGAGACGTATTCGAGCCAACGCCGACAAGAACCTAAAAGCAAGCGGAGGGCTACGGCCAACTGCCGTCTACGACATGGCAACTTTGATTCGCCATGAGCAGCAGAATCCGGGTTGTACTTCGGACCCAACATACATGAAAGAATTTCGCCGGGACAATCCGGAATGTAATCTTAGATGAGGACAGTCGGCTACAATGCTTTTAGGGACAGGTTCACTTCGGCCATTGGAGTTGACACGCTTCTGACTGCCGAGGAGACGGCTTTAAAGCGTAGCCTGACCGATAGAGTTCGCGGAGCGTGGATACGCTCCAAATGGCCCGAGCTTCTAAACGTCGTAACTAAAACAGTTGCGGCAGTATCCTCTGGAACTTTAAAGGCCGACCGAGCGGTCCAGATCGACAACGCCGCCGACCTGTTCGACGTGTACGCAGTCTGGGANAAAGTCCCTTGGGAGGACGACACGGCNCGCCANATTAGTTATAGNNTGATCGGGGGCTACTTGGTCCTNCCNGCAGACACTTCGGANACGACCGTTTACGTGGTAGGCTCNNAAGTNCCNAGNGACGACTANGGNGGNTCGGAAACGAACATCCCNCAATTTCTCGAAAGGCATCTACTCGCCGCCTGCATCGCTGACTATTACGTGGCGGACGGGCAGAACGACAAGGCCCAGCTCGAGAACGCAACTGCGGAAGAATATTTGATGCAGGAGATCGACCGAGTCGAACGCCTCCAGCAACAAAATCGCATCGTCATCAATTCCTATCCGGCCCTCTGGCCTACACCTTTAATCACACAAACCACGGTTTAACAATGGGACAAGTAAACGTAGTAAATTTAAGCGGGGCCGGAGGCTCCAAATATATCACGGCGGCAGGTCCGCACACTGGCGACTTTTATGCCATTCAGTTCGTAGCGGATAGCGTAATAACTGCAATGACCGGCAACATGGAAGGGTCCGCCGATCTTGTTACGGACGCCGTTACCTTCACGAAAGGCGATGTAATTTATGGCTCGTTTTCCAGTCTGACTTTCTCGGCGGCTTCGCAAGCAATTCTATACAAACGGTAATGCCAATCGCAGGCATAGCTCAAGGTCTTGGCATCGGCGGGGGATCAGCGGCCACGATTAGCGGTTCGCCGGGAGGTAACGTTCCGTTTCTCAACACTTTTTCAGTTTTATTGGATGGTACGGACGACGGTCTTACGATGAGTTCCACACCGGTCTACGCAACTCAAAGTGCAGCCTTTTCGGTATCGTGGTGGATGCGTCCGGTAAGTTATGGTAGTAATGGTACGTACGCCAACGTCTTTGCTTTAAAGTCAGATTTTGGCACTCATGCGAATTTTGCCGTACATCTGAACAACAATACAAGTGGCTACGCTGGTATAAGTTTTGGACTTACGGATTTCTCCACTAACACCGCATATTGGCATACGACCGGAGTGACGGGCAACACGCTTTTGAACACTTGGAGTCACGTCGTAATAACGTACAACGGCGATGCTCTTGGCACAATTGGAAACTGGAAAATTTATATTAACGGAGCTTCAAAAACAATTGGAGTTGGAGGAGGTTGGGGTACAAGTGGAGCAGATGAGAATGTAATAGGAAGGTATCGCACTTACTACTACGATGGAGCCATAGACGAACTTGCTGTTTTCGCTTCGGAACTTTCCGCCTCAAATGTCAGCACTTTTTACAACGGCGGAAATGGAGCAACGGATTTAACCGATTTTAATCCTTCAGCGTGGTGGCGTATGGGGGATGGCACAGGCGACACAGACAACTCAGGAGGCGCGCCGGAAAACGGAGACGCGACAGGAACGGTAGTGGATCAACGACCTTTGGGAGACAAAAACAACGCAACAGGAACAGGCGGTACGCTGTACTCAACTTCAACACCTTAGTATGAGCAGAAAGTATGTAATTATCAACGCAGACGAAGTGTCAGACGTCGTGTTTTCGGAGGTATTTGAAATGTCGCAGTCACTTCGCTATAACCTCGCGGGTACTCAAACTTTCGTGAAGTACGAAGGCGCTAAACCGCGATTTCTTCACGGGAAGACGACCTACACTCATTCCGAAATCCTAGCGATTCTCGCTACTAGTGCATGGACCTCTCCTCCAACCGAATGAGGCTTCTCGCGATAGCTATGCTCATTATACTTAACGGATGCTCCATGCAGCAGTGGTATCCCACGGGCGGAGCTATTGCGGCAGGGGCAACAGGAGCCGCCTTGGGAGGCGGTCCTTTGATCGTCGGATTAGCGGCCGGAGGGGGAGCGATGGCAGGGGAAGTTGCTCGAGGAAATGCCGAATTCAAAGAGGCTCAGGATACACTTCGCGCAATCACTGAAGGGGACGTCTCGGCTATAGTCCAAAAAGGCTTAAAATCCCAGCAATCGGGATTTGAGGAGTTTACTTCGACCATCAAGAAAATCCTTATGGTAGCGGCTTGTTTTCTCGGACTGTACCTACTCGTTCCAATCTTCGTAGCTCGCCAATGCTCCAAAACAGAAGCCGAAAAGCTCACGCGAGTCCCATTTCCAACAAAGACCCGGAAAGAAATATGAAGAATTTGAAGCTGATTAAAAAATACTACCTTGGCCTATCCCATCGGGGAAAGGCGTTATGCATATTCGCCAGCATAATCGTCGTAATCGGAATCCTTGAGTTACTGAAATGATTGACCGAGTTTCATTAACGGGAGCCGGCGGCACGTTGGCCACTATAGGCTTAGGCCAATGGAACTCCATAGTCGGAATCATTGCCGGCGTTTTTACGATAGTTTATCTTGGCATCAAGATTGCGGAACTCCTTAAAAAAAAGTGAGCCGCTACCGGTCATATGGAAAACTGGACGACCAGCCTGTCCTCGACGGGGATCGGGCCTTCTTGGGCTTCGGTTCGTTCCGAGATGCCGGCAGTATTCCGGAAAACTATTTGGCCGAGTCTCAAAACCTTCGACTGGAAACAAATTCAGCCGTAGTTCGCAAAGGGCTTAAAAGGCTGACAGGAGACGCCACGGTCCTCGCCGCGACAGTCCTCGCATCGACATTCTACCGCGATCCCGCGAGTAGTACGGAGTACGTGGTTCTGGCCTGCTCCGACCGAGCCTATTTCGTTAACCCGGCAGACGGCTCGAAGAAAACCATTTTATATGCAGGCGGCGAAACAGCGGCGGCGGGCTGCTCGATAATGCAGGCATTCCACTATTTATTTCTCTGGCGAACCGACTCGCCGAGCCTGCCGTTTACTTTGGCGGTCAATCTCGGCAAATACCCTTTAATTTTCGACGGTTCTAATTTAGCCGCCGAGACGGGAACTTTCGTAAAGCCTGCCGAAACTTCGACTATCCCGCCGAGCAGCTATGCAGTCTATGCCTCGAACCGGCTTTGCGTCCCAACCGGGCGGGATACGATTCGCTTTAGTGTTTTGGGCGATCCAAATTTATTCCGCTATCAAGATCAAGACTCGGTAAAGCCCGGAGATTCCGACCAGATTACCAGTTTATCCTCAATCGAAGGCGATGCTTTGATGGTAGGAAAAAGGCGAAGCCTGCACGTCATTACCAGCGTGTCGGACCTGTTCGCCTCGGACTACCTCCAGTCGGAAGTATCAAACCAATTCGGCATCGTCGCCCGCGAGACTGTTCGGCAGGTTGGCGGCCTTATCTTTTTTCTCAACGACTCGGGAGTTTACTCGGTAAACGCCGCCGTCCGAGGCTCCAGCCGGGTAGGCACTCCAGTCGCCTATTTGCAGATAACGGACGACCCGATTTCGGCGGACATCGAGGACGAGATCGAGGCAATCGACTTTACTACGGCCCGGACTACGGCCTGCGCGGTAGTGGCCTCAAATCGTTACTTTTTGGCCATCCCTAGCTCCGCTTCGGGCAACGATAAAATACTGATCTACAATATCGTTTTAAACAGTTGGGAGAGCGTCGACACGCTTCCGACCGGCGTCTACGTCGACAACCTAATCCGCATTATTTATAATAATCAGCTCCGAGTCGCGGCAATCTGTTCGTCGGGCAAAATCCTTCTGCTGGAGGAAAATGCCAACGGAAACGACGAGTATGGGAATGGAGGCTCGGCAACTACTGTTGCGGTGGACGCAAAAGCCGTTACTAGGCTTTACCGGGGAGGGGACGTATCGAGCGTTAAGCGCTGGAAAATCGCCACAATCGGGAGTACGACCAAGACCGCAAGCAGTACGAAATTTCGGATATTAGCAAATACTCGCGAACCGGATTCCGCCTCGACCGAGCTGGGAGAGTTTACGACTACGGCAATCGAAGAAGACTTTCGCCGATTGGGCATCCGCCAGCGGGGCAATGGCATTCAGCTAACTATCGATAACGGAGCAAGCGCCGCCGGTCGATGGGAATTAAGGGACATTTCAATAGAGGGCCATACCGGCTCCAGACAAAGAAGGAGCTACGCATAACATGGCAGTTTTATTAAAGGGAACAACTTTTTCAAGCGGGCAGTCGGTTGACCATACCGACATGAACAACATAATCGACACGGCGACTTTGAACCCAGACGAGTCCAGCGGATTCATTGGAAGCCAAACCGCTGAAACTTCGATAGCTTCGGACGACTTAGTCCTCGTTCAAGACGTATCCGGAACTAATTTACTTCGGAAAGCCACAGTCGCGAATTTGATTGGTGGAGCTGGGTTAACCCAGACATCCGCCGCTACGGGCGTGGGCCAATCGGCCTTGGCCGCCCTCACCTCTGGAACGGACAACGTTGCAGTTGGATATCAAGCTTTGTACACAGTGGCGTCCGGCAATAGTAATACCGCAGTCGGATCGAATGCTTTAAAAGTGGCAACTGGGTCTACAAACACGGCGGTCGGCTGGGATTCTATGAAGGCGACGACGAGCGGAGTTTCAAACTCGGCGCTCGGGAGCGAAGCGCTTTCTACTAATATAAGCGGAGATGGAAATGCCGCAGTCGGCTATAGGGCATTAAAAAACAACACGGCTAGTCACAACACTGCCCTCGGCTTTTCCGCTGGACAGACCAACTCGTCCGGAACTGAAAACACGGCGGTCGGTTCGATGGCCCTTCAAAGTAATTCGACCGGGGCGAAAAACACGGCAGTCGGAGCTGACGCGCTGACGGTTAACACTGCTTCAAACAATACCGCAGTTGGAACGGATGCCGCGAAAGCCAACACCTCTGGGGCGTATAATACGGCAGTCGGGTCCGGGGCGTTAGAGACGAACATAACGACCGAAGGCTCTACTGCCATTGGCTATAATGCCTTAAAACTAGCAACTGCCTCTGGGAATACGGCAGTCGGGGCATATGCTCTGGACGCTTCGACCACTGGCACTAGAAACACGGCGGTCGGAAAGAGTGCGGGCGGGGCATTGCAGGACGGGACTGATAATACGTTACTCGGCTCTGATTGTGCGACGAATTTAAGTTCCGGGCATAGTAATGTTTGCGTCGGGAATACGGCGAACGCCTTGACGACCGGCAACAACATTATTTGCATCGGACACGGTGCGAACGTTTCAGCCGGCGGAGCGATGAACCAGATCGTCATCGGGGACGGCATCGCGGCCACCGCCAACGATCAGTTTTCACTTGGCAGGACGTCTAACGTCGTCAGCAACGACTTCGGAACGGATGCCGCATGGTCCAGAGCATCGGACGAGCGGAAAAAGCAGGACATCCGGCCTGACCCGCTCGGCTTGGACTTCGTCAACGAACTTCGCCCCGTCATTTATCGCTGGCGGCCAATTGCTCAATGGCCATCCGAATGGAATGAATCAAAAGGCGACGAAGTGGATACTGAAACGGTAATGCATGGCATGATTGCTCAAGAGGTCAAGTCCGCCCTCGACAATGCTGGCGTAGATACTTTCTCCGGCTGGAAGGAAAGGCCGGACGGCCAGCAGGCGCTCGCCATTGAATCCTTTATCATGCCTCTTATAAAAGCGGTCCAAGAACTCTCCGCCAAAGTCGAAAAACTGGAAGCCAAGTAGATGTCAACCGCCCAAGATCATAAAGCATTAGCGAGCCTTCAGGACGTATTCGGTTCGGGGGCGGGAAGCTCTGGCTATAATTTCAATTCCGGAGTAGCCACGTTTTCTTCCACCGGGGCCGCTGGGGCTGCTGGACCGCAAGGCTCAAGAGGTTCGCAGGGCAGGACCGGCAATATCCTCGGAGATGTAAACGCTATCGCGCAGCCTGCTATGGGTATGGCCATACAGAAAAGCATAAAAGATATGGCGCACACAGTGGCAAATGCGGAAACGCTTGAAGAATTTGATTCAGCAATCAAAAGCGCTAAAAGAGTCAGCAACGCCGCCGCTACGGCGGAAAAGGTCGGTAACGTGGCCTCTGTTTCGCAGGGGCTGACGGCTCTGGGGGAGGTAACTTCTGGCCAAGTGCCGCCAATAGAAAGAATTGCCACTGGTGTTGTAAAAGGAATGACTCCTTTAGGTCCGATTTCAGCCGTGACGGGGGCGGTCCTAAAGGGATATGACCCTATTGCCCCTATAGTTCAGGCCGCAGAAAAAGGTATGAGGTATGTGCCGGGCGTGGGATGGGTAAACGACAAAATCGGAAAGGTCGGTCAAAAAATAAAAGAGGTCGTACCCTCGGAAGTTTCGGCGGCTCTAACGAATGCGGGCAATTTTGCGAATGAAATCCTTGATATTGGCGGTAAAACCTATCGAAGTTTTCGAGACGCCGACGAGATTGAAGCTTCGGATCGAGACAAAGCCCTAACTCAACTTTTCACGCAGGAAGGCTCGGACGGCAAGCTTTACATCTCCCCTCCAAAGTCCAACGAGGAAGTCGTAGGCGTGGACCTTCCGGGGAACGTAAACACAGTCGGAGTCGGCAGTTATCCCAGCCGATACAATTTCCCTGCGGACGAAGGGAAAACCCGGCAACAACTTTACGAGGAATTTCAAAATAGCGACACATACAAAGGGCTAATCCGCGAGAACCGGGGACTCCATAGCCTTGCTACGCAGGCCAAAGAGGACGCCGCCGAGGCCAAAGAAAGGGAAGTGGCAATCAGCGAGCTGGCCGACCCGGTCCAAAACATAGTACCAGTGTCTGCTCACGCCGAGTTCGGTATGGGAACGCACTACGCAGATGAGTATGGGACTTGGGACGTGGATACCGGCGAAAAGCTAGACGTTCCCGATTTTTACGAACCTGCCCTCCCGGTTTTAGAGCCAATTCCGTTCGAGGCTCCCGCCGCAGACCCGTACCAAGCCCCGAAAGCCCCTACGCCAGTCGAAATGGCTCCGACCGTAAGGTCCGACGAGCTTGACCCCATGAAACGGGTACGACCCGAAGACTTTATCGGCCCTAGAATAATGACTCCTCGTCGAATCCGACCTCAGAGAGACATGACGAAATACGAGCCTTTTGCCAGCCCGGCATGGCAAGCGCTCGACGGGACTGCCTCGAGGCCCGGCTATTCCAAAGCCCAAGCCGCCGACCTTCTCGGCTTCAAAGCCCCGCTCCGAACGGCTTCGCAGTACATGGACCTAGACGCTCGGACGAAGCCGAAACACAATTTACGGGAACTTACCACGGGCAGAAATGCCGCAAGCTACAGAGGATAAAATTATGTCGTCACAACCAGCACCAAACACCGGCCTTCCCGGTACTGACCCGAACGCAGAGTCTTCGGCGAAACATAACGCTGGATTTGACGCACTTTTGCGGAAAAGGCAGCAACTCATAGCCGACACAACGGCTCGGGCAAAGGCGAACTTGACCATGCTAGACGCAAAGGAGGCGGAGGAAGCAGCAGCGGCTAGCCGTGCAGAAAGCGCCGCAACTGTAGATGCAGCAGCCAGCGAAATCAGCACTAATAACACGACTGTTGAGGGGTATAATACTGAAATTTCTACTTTAAAAGCATCCCAATTTAAAACGGATGCTACTGGGGATTACGTAAAGACTCCGGAGCAAAGAAAAGTTATTGGCGAACATATCAAAAGTTTGCAGGAAGACCGGGACGCGCTTGACGCGAAAAACATAAAAATAGCGGAAGATTTAAAAGCTAAAGCTGCCGCAGATAATTCTGGCTTCGATTGGGACAACGCTTTAGACAAAACTGGAAAAATAGGAAATTTGGCAATCGGCGGTGCTTTACTTTACGAGTGGTGGAATAAGGAAGACCCTCCAACCCCGCCATCCGCCGGCGAGACGGCCCGAGAGCTTTCCAGCGTTACCGCCGACCGAGAGTTCGGAATAAACCAGCAACTCGCCAATTACGGCCCCGGCCTAGCGACTGACGCTCTACAGGACGCCGACCTAGCCGCCGAATGGAATGCCGCAGGCAGTCCGGATTTCAACACATGGGTACAGTCCGTAATGGCGGACCCTACCAGCCCGACCGCCCGAAAGCTCGCCGACATGCTCGACCCTCTGAACGTGGAGTCGAAGGAGCGAGGCAGGCGAATCGACGAGGCCGCAAACTTTTATAATGAATACGATGCATCGCAGTTCCAATCGCCCGAGATGCAGGCGGCTCAGAGCTATGCATCGGGCCTTACCTCCGATCCTCTTTCGATGCAAAACCGCCAGTACATGGAGCAGGAGCTGGCTGGAGATTACTCGCAGGGGTTTTATGACGATCTGCGAGCCGACCTGTTCTCGAGTATGCATCCGAATGCCGTAGGAACTTCGCTGGGAATGACCAAGGCGGCTCTCGGAGCGGAATCTGCCATTCGAGGCCGGCGGGACGCCGCCTCCGACCGCATCGCCCGAGACGATGCCCTGCGGATGTCCTACGCTCCCAGCTACGCCAGCATCGCGGCATCTGGAAGCGCCGACCCACTAAGCCTCTCGAACGTCGGCAAGATGGGCATAGGCAACATCGAGCCAATGGACCCGACCGGAGCCTTCTTCGGCAGTTTCCCGGCAATGGAGTACGATACTAATCTGGCGGCTTACCAACGACAACCGACTACGATTCAAACTTTAACTGCACTCGGTCAAGCCGCCCAACAATTTAAGAAATAATGCAAGCGCCAATCAGATTCACGTCCGCAGTACCCGGAGCCATCGCCCAGCGACAGGGCGATCAGCAGGCTCTGCAACAGTTCTTCGACCGCAACAAGGTCGAGAAGGCAAGAATGGAGCAGATCAAAAGCCTGAAGCAACTGGCCAAGGGCTACGGAGCCTCCGCCGCGCAGGTAGAGAGCAGTAGCTACGGCGAGCTTCAGGGCTTCGTCCAGCGAATGGAGCTGGAGCGGGCGGACAAGACGCGAGAGGAGCAGGCAAAACTTCGCAAGCTTCAGATGCAGCAGTCGAGGCAGGCTATGGAGCTTGCTGGTGAGAGAGCGGGCTTTGCCCGCGAGCAGGCGGGATTCGCTCGCGAGGACAGGGAAAGGGAGAAGAAAAAAAGGCAGCGGGCAGACATTCTCGCCCGCTTTATGACTTCGAGGCCCGACCCAATCGTTCAGCCTCCGATTGACGCTGAAAAGAATATCCTTCCGCAATATCGCATCAACGTCGAGACGCCTCAACCCGCCCCAATGGAGTTAGGTCCATCCGAAAGATTCCGGCGAATTGCCAGCGATCCGAACCTCGATCCGAGAAGCAAAATGGAAGCGATGAATCAGGCTAAGACCGAGGAGTTAATGCTCGCGAAACTCGCGGCAGAACAAGGAAATGCCGCTTTGGCTAATCAGATAAAAGTAAATGCAGAGGGTCGGGAGCAAACTGGATTCACGCAAGAGCAAAGTATTATGTCTTTCGACGGCCTTACGATAGGAACGGGGGAGAACGCTTCAATTTTACAAGGAAAAATCGGCGACAAAGCAGAAGCGATAAAGGCGAAAGAGGGGTTGAACAACCTAAACTCAATTCTACGCGATCTGGATCAATTAATTGCACTCGGGTACAAAAGAGAAAACTCGCGAGTGCTTTCGGATGACGACAAAGAAAAGGCGGCCCAGTTGGCAAATCGCGTTCGAGGGCTGATTCGCGAAGAGATTCTCGGCCCCGGCACTGTAACAGGGCCGGAGTTTGACAGATTGGCCGCTCAAGTGCCAGACCCGACCGCTGGATTTGACTTATTTTCCGCTCAGTTCGGCGAAGAAGGGTCAAAACTATTAGAGCAGGTAAAGGCTGATTTGATTAAAAAAGTAAAAGGAAAATATGCGGCCTACGGCGTGACTGCGGGAGGTACGGCCAACCCCGCCAACACAAGGCAGCTTTCGACCGGCAAAGAGGTGGAAATAATATTCGACCCGGCGGAGTAAGTCATGCCGGTAACTCGAATAAAATCCGACCTCCTCGGAGTGGATTTCAAAGTTCGGTCTGATGGCGAACTAAATTCCCGAGACTACTTCGACATCCTGAAGGAAGTCGGCCCGGACGGCCAGCAAATCGTAAGCCCGCAGGACTTGCTCCACGTCTACAAGTCGGCTCCATACGACGAACGCCGGCAGAAGCTGGCCATCAACGCGCTGGACAACGGCTTCTTCGAGTCCGAGGGGAGCTTTACCGAGGCCATGACCCACATGGGAGCATCGGTAGGGCGGGGATTGGGAAAAATCCCGGTGGGGAACGTCCTGTCGAAAAGTCTAGAGAAAGTTCGGTCGGAGTACGATTCCGCCGACCCTACCCAATACGGCGCAAAATGGGACGAGCCGGTTCAGAAAGCCGCCCTCCAATTCTCCGGCTACGCTCAAACAGTGCCGGGGCAAGTATTCGAGCCGCACAAATTCTGGACCGACATGTTCGGGGAGACTGATACCGGGGCCGGCATGAAGAAGGAGCTTGGGCGGGCTTTGAAGTTCGCCGGGCTTCCGGATGACGCGAACATGCGGAGACGGGTCATGGACAGAGTCCTCGACCTCGACGAGTATACGACAGAGGCCACGCTGGCCCAAGCCGGAGTCGAGGCGACTGGCATGGCGGCAATGATAGGCGCTAAGGGTAAAGAAGTTTTTAAGAAGTCGGAAATCGGATACCGGCATTCCGACTCGAAAGAGTTCAAGCTGGCGGAAATCGAACACTTGGCCGAGCAGTTCGACATTGCCGACAAGATCGAGAGAGGGGCGGAACTGGGCCTCGCTCAAGGCGGGGCGCTGGCCACGCTGGTCAAAGTGTATACGGGCCTCGACCCGAATTTCAATGTCAATGAAAAGGCTTTGGCCGACGTGCAGGCGGGAGTGGTCCAGCCGGACCGCGACGTAGCTATGGCTGCATCTTTCGCGATGATGCCCGACATGTGGGCGTCTATGGGAGCGGCGGCAGGAGTCAATTTAGGACTACGATCAATCTCCCGAGGGGCTATCTTAAAAGCGGCTCAAGCGGCTTCGGAAGAGTCGGCCTTCAAGGCGACTATAGCTCAATTGAAATCCGCCGGGGAAGTAAGCGTGGCAGGCACTAGGGCAGACGTGGCCTTGTCCGAACTAAATGCTAAACTACTAGCATCCGCCGAACAAAAACTAGCCAAAGTAGCCGGCTCGCAGGAGCATCTCAACAAGCTCGTAGCGAAGTCCGAGGGGATAGCTCAGAGTTTGTCGGCGAAATTAGCCTCGGCAGGCCAAGGCGAATCTTCCCAAGCCGCTCGACTGCTTCAAGCAATTGAAAAAGCCCCGGACCCGAAAGCCCCGCTGATCAACCGGGCGGTAGGGAAAGCCTTGCAGGGTACTGGCTACACAGTCGAACAAGTCGGCAGGGCAGGGGAACTTATTAGGCGTTTGCCGGAGGAAACTTTGACGACTCTCTTCATGCGTTCGGGAGGCATGGACGAAGCGTCTGCCCGAGCCATCGCTCGGACTGTCCAAGTCGCGGTAGCGGCAGGAACGTTGACCGGAGGATTTCAAGACTTGGACCCGAATCTCTTGGAACTGGCGACTGCCCTTCTACTTACGCCCGGCGGGCCGGCCATGATAACGCGACTCGGGCATGACGTGGGCATTCTCGGAAAGCAGTTGCAGTTTGCCCAAGCCTCCAGCCCGCTCTTTCAGCGGATAGCCCAATTGGAGCCTCCGGAAGCGTCCTTCGTCGAGGCTTCTCTCGACCGCACGGCGGCCATGACTTTGCAGGAAACGGTCGGCGGATTAGCCCAGAAAATCTTTTCGCCCACTCGGCAGTTCGGGCCGTCAGTCGCATTAAAAGCCCCGTCCACTTTTCTATCTCGAACCGGCCTCGGCAACACTCTTACCGGGGCCGTCAATACCGCCAAGACCGCCGCTGGGGCGGCAGCTATCCCCGGAGCTTTCGGATACGCTCTAGGCGGCGAAGAGGGGGCTGGCGGGGCAATAGGAGCGAGCTGGCCTTTCATCGCCGCAGGGATGACGGCAGGCACTTTAATGCGTTTCGGATCGATGGCCGACGTCCATGCAAAGATGCTCGGCGACAGGGCCGTCTACAAAGAAACGCTCTCGCCGGTAGATTTAGTGGAATTTCAAAGCTACACGAAGCCGGTTCAGCAGGCTCTGGCGACAACCGCCGTGCAAAATCCCGACGTCATCGTAAATTTCAAGAAAGGGAAAAAGAGCAGTTACTACGCCCAAGAGAACGGCGAATCGGTCATAACGCTCTATGACGGCTCGACCGCCGCCGAACAACTTTCCGCCGTGCTGGGCCATGAGATAGCCCACCATATAGATACTTTCGGATTCATGCCCTACGTCATCGAGGAATTGCTCGGGTCGGTGGAAAAGAAAAAGCCGGGAGTATATACGGAATATGGAAAAGACGGGAAGCCCATTGTCATAAAGGACGAAGCCGGGAACAACGTCTACGCCACGAACGACGAGTTCGCCATTCGCCGTAAACAATATCTGGACAGGCTCGAACCCGGCACAGAGGCTTATAATCGCTACGCCAACAATGACGCCCTAATAGCTCGCGAGGTTTTCGCATCGCACGGGGCGGCATGGTACTTCGGCGGGGAGTTCGTCAAGAAAAACTGGCAGGGAGCGGGAAGCAAAATGATGGGAGCTATTCTCGACCCGATATTCGGCTCGAACGGGATGCGGAAATTTCTCCATCGCATAGGCATTCCGACCAACGAAGGAACGAAGCTAGTAGCCGATCCGACTTACGGCGGAAAGGGACTCATGCCGGGGCTGAAGGAAGTTCCGGCCTTGGTCCGCATGATAGAGAAATACAACGCCGACGTCCGGGGCTACGGCGCGGAAGCCCGGAGACAGGGTAGAGGTCGAGGCAATCTAGTGGACCCGGCCTTCAAGGACGAAGTCGCCAGCGTATCGCTTACGGCGAAGGATTTGGAAAACCCCGCAATCGTCGAACGCCTGAAAGCCGGCGGACACGTCAAAATCGCGGATGACGGCAGCATCGAGGTGGATGCTTCCGGCAGACCGGTTTTTCTCCCGACTCGCGAGGTAAACAAAAACAACAAGCAACTGTCCAACGACATTCTGGACATCATCCAGAAGAAGGAAGACGCCGGCGAGACTTTCGGCGAGGGACACGTCGCAATGGTGGAAACGGCAGACGGCAAGCCCAGAGCCACGGGCAGATTCTTAGACCCTTCCATAATCGCCGAACTGCGAAAGCAAAATCGGTACAACCAGCACCAGCTCGACGCATTGGCTAGAATCAACGCCACTCTGCGAAACGATACGGGCGACGTTTGGAATTTATTTTATTACTCGGCCCTAAAGTACAACAAGGCGGGCCGCAAGGTTTACGGCCAGATCAAAGGCGGGGATAGGCCATCCTTGCCGTTCGGCATAGAAATTACCAAGGACGGCAACGTCATTATTTCGACTATCTCGCTGGACGCCATCCAGAAGAATCTCGAATGGTTCGCCAAGAGCAAGGGCTATCGCCAGAAAATGTTCGATGAGTTCGGCGGCAATAACGCCAATGAGATCGTCCGCAATGCCTTGAGCCGACTCCCGCAGTATTTAGAAAACCATCGAAAGGGCAAGACCGACCCGGCGTTTGAAAATGGCAAGCCGGCCAGCGGAATAAGCGAAGGTCAGCGCGACCTGCTTAACGCCGCCATCGGGAAAATAAATGCCGAACAGGTAAAAAGGAATCCGATTCTGGAGGGGCTAGGGGATCGAAGGAGCAATCGCCAGCAAAGCTATCGCTCCCGCAGGTTGGACAGGATCGGCAACGCCGTTCGAGGCGAGGACGGCTATTATGCGTCTGCGAGCCGCATCGAGCGAAACTTGCAGCCCATGCGGATGCCCCGCCGAAAACCCAACCAACCCGACGACACAATTCCGCTGCCATTCGACGAACTGCCGGGCGACAAACCCGGCGAAGGCTTCGGGCGAATGGTCAACGTGGACAAGACCAAGGCGGAGATGGCCGAGGCCAAGAGGCTGGCGGACGAAGCTCAGAGCGGCTTTTCCAGCTCGGGCAACGTTCGCTCGAAGGATGCGTATGGGCGGGACAAGCTGTTTATGCCGGCCTCCGAGGCAGGCGCACCGAAGGGTAAAGAAAAATGGTCCGCCGAACTCTGGCGGGAGAAAGGAACGGACTCGCCGTTCTTTCGGCGATGGTTCGGCAGGTCGAAAACGCTGGAATATCAACGCACGGGCAAAACCCCGCTCCCTTGGATTCATCATGGATCGCTTGGGCAGGGCGGCCCGGAGAGCATGACCCCGACAGGATCGATATGGCTATCCCGGCCAGACCCTCCGGGGCTTGTCGGGAGAGTGCCGACTGGCCATGCAGACCGTGGACCTATGACCCAGCTTTACGCTAGGGCCAATAAAATCTGGGATTGGCGCGATAATGCTCACTTGAACGACCTCGCCAAACGCATTTCGGCAGAGGCCGAAAAAAACAATTTCAAGTGGGACGCCGAAAATTGGAAAGAAATAGTCCGCGATGAGCGTGGAAGCGCCGCCCATCTAAACGATTTTGTTTCGGACATAAAAGCTCTCGGATTCGACGCCGCTCAAATCGGACATAATGGCGAACTAGTGATTTTTGACGCTGCTAAAAACGTCAAGTCCGCCGACAACCGAGGGACGTTCTCTCCGGCAGAAGGAAACATTCTTTTCATGCCCGCCGAAAGCAAAGGCCAGCAAAAGAAAATCCTATTGCGGACGAAGCAAGAAATAAGCGATGCAGTCGATAGTCTCGCCGCCGAGCGTGGAATTAGCCGAAACGATGCCCTAAACGAACTCTTGAACTCGGCCCTGCTCGACCCAAAGAGGCCAGAGGGCAAGCGGTCTGAAGGTGATATCACCTTGGCTTTGACGCCGGAGGAAATTGCATTGCTCGAAAAAACTGAAATCGGGCCTAATGAAAGTGCCAAATATAAGGCAGCGATTGCCAAGAAACGAGAAATTTCCGAGCGAGAAATAGGCGTTAAAAACAAACTCTTTATGCCTGCGAATTCGCCCGAACAAAGACGGGCCTCGAAGTTTGGAAAAGACTTCTCGAAGTCAGTCGGTTCGGATAAGGAATTTCTGAAAAAAGCCCGAGCCGACTGGATGGACAAGGGCTTCGCATCGCCGCTTTTTCAGCAGTGGATGGCGGAGTCCGGCGAGCCGGCTTTCGCCCGAGTCCGAGAGGATGGAATCGTCGAGCCGATTAAACTCTTTTATGCCGGCAAGCTGGGCGTTGGGAAGGCCGAAAGAAACGTCGCGAAAATCGGGCAACGGGGGAAAGTGACGAGGCGGGGGGAGTACGTTCCGGAAATACCCGTGAAGCTACTAGAGAATCGGGACGCCGCGAAGGCGGCCCAAGGCGAAAAAAAGCCTCTCGAAGTCGCCACGAACGCCGCCCATGTTTTCGACCCTGACAACCCCGGCCACGTCTCAGCCTACCGGGATGGAATTTCCAACTACCTCGACTCGTTGGCCATGTGGATGGAAGGGCAGGTCGGCTTTGAGGCCGACCTCGCCGCAGCCCGACGATTGCGGGCGGAGCTTTCCTCGTTCGCCGACCCCGTGGCGATGCACGAAGCCCTAGAGACTGTACTCGGCGACATGATTGCCGAGCGGCCCGAGGCAGTCTCGGCGGAATTGCCTGCCGACGTCCGGGCCGTGGAAGCCGGGGCAAGGGCGGACATGGAGAACTTTCGACTCCAACTCATGGACGAAGTCCCGACGTTTGCCGGGCGGCTCGAAGCCCTCGGCTGGCAGGGGCTGAAAACCGGGAAGGGCGAAATCACGATATTCGACCCGAGGAGAGTAAAGCTAATCGTAGATCAAGCCGGCGAGTACGCATTCTTTACGAAAAACCGACCTTTCGGAACAGTCGCCGGCACTTTCGGAGCGGACATGCCGAGCAAACGTTTTTCCGGGTATGGCGACACGGGCGATTTGCGGTTTATGCCGGCCGCCAAACTTTACGGCCCGGTGGAAAACATCGGAGGCATTCGACTGAAAAAAGACAGTAGGTACGGTCCTACCAATACTGCTGTTGTAGGCAGGGGAAAGGCAGCTGAAGAGCATTACATGCATGGCTATTCCTTGCCGGATGAAGTAGCCGCCGAGGCTATCAAGAAGCATAATGATTACGGGGCGGGGCGACTTCTCCATTACGTCGCGGATGGAGACTTTGAGACGAAAGCGCCGAAATCCTTAAAGGCTTGGACCGACATCCAAAAAAGATTGACGGCAGAAATTCAGCGAGAAAGAAACGTCGCAAAAAACGCGGCCCAAGAAAGTAAGGAATTTCTAGCAAAGTACGGGAAGTCAGCCGACAATTTACTTTCATGGAGGTCAGACGCAACTCGGCAATATGGGACTGATTATGACGGCTTAGTATACCGAGGGGAAAAATCGGACAAGGCCGCCAATATCAAAAAAGACGGCATTAAGACGAAATGGGAAGAGCCTTCCAACATCAGTAAATCCATTTATCCTCTTTTAAAAATTGAACTGGAAAACGGCACGTCGTTTTACGAGCAAGTAAGAATATCCGATCACGATCAAGTTTCCGCGAACGCCCCGAGATACTATGAGTATGACTACAGGGCAAAAGACTTTATGGAAGCCTTCCCGAAAATAGAGGAAGACATGCAGGGGCTGGCTTGGGATATGTGGGCGGAGCAAAAAGAGTATTTAGAGGGACTTAAATAGAATCCGGCTCCCGCTCAATCTCTTCTATATAGAAGTCGCCCGCCTCACGCATTAGTGCGGCCAGCTTAACGGCATCGACGGGGGGCTGGTCCAGCCATTTAGGCTCTATACTCTCGCCATCCCATTCCTCGAATACCTCGGCCACGAAGCGAGGGCGATGCAGGTGGACTACGAAAGTCCTGCCGGGAGAATCCCCGATAAGAAACTTCGGGAAGTTCGATTCCCAGCTCTCAGGATCAAAAACCATCCTCGGCATTATTCAGATAATGTTTGCAGGGTAAAGCCAATTGCCCAATTCCGCCGAGCGAATTACCTCGGCCAATAATTAAGCTCTAAATTCGGCGCGGAGTTATGCCCGGAAAGCTATTTCGCTTGCGTCGGTTTTGTCCTGTAATGGCAAATAACGGCATTTTAGGCTTGTTTAGTGGCATTTTTTGGCTAAGTTCTGACGCAAGCGATAAACGATATATATGACTACTAAAAAAAGAGAAAACGCCAATGCTTGGAAAGTGATCATTTCATTCAACGGAGAAATGAGGACAGCTTTTGCGAAGCATGAGTTACTTCTCAGAGTGAAATTTTCGGAGGCGGTAAAGCGTCACTGGAAGGAATCGGCTCTGATGCGATTCGATGAGGCCGAGCGACTCGACTCTAGCACGTGGTACGGGAAAACCTATACCGCCAGCGGCAAGTTACTCGAATATAAAGTCATCTGGAAGGTCGATCTAATTAAGCAGGCAGCCTCTCGGCTAGGGGCTTTGGGCGGGGCGGCTGGGCGAGGAAAGGCGAAAAGGCGCGGAAACTCGATTTATTACAAAAAGTTAAGGGCGATGCAAAAAAAGAAAAAAAAGAAAAAAAAATAAACAAAATAAACAAAATAATTTTGAGCGATTAGTTCAAATAAAAAACACAAATAAGTTCATCTTCTAGATTAAGAGTAAAGTGCAAAAAAGTTTGAACATAAACAAATTTAGTCCAGTCTCAGAAATCGTAAGCCAAATCAACCTATATGGAGACAGGCTGGACATATGATTCGCACAATATGCATTATTTGCAGAAATCGCGCAAAATGTGTGAATAACTTTTATCCGGTCTGTCTTCGGAAAAACCATCCGAATGACAGAGACAACCCAGACCCAGCAGAAGCCCCTACTAATAACCAGAGCCGAGACAATGGCTCTCCTCCAATGCGGACCCAGAACGTTATCACGTTGGGCCGCCAGATTCAAGTTCGCAAAGCTCGGGCGAAATTACGTCCGGGCTGACGTCGAGAAAAAGATTGCCGCCCTCGTCGAGGAGGCGGCGTGAGGATAACGCTCGCATCCGATCCCGGCAAGTACGGCGGATACGCCGTGGCATTCGGCTCGCTCGACAAGGTAGAGCTTTACCCTTGGTCTGAAGAAGACGAGTGGCTCGCTTACCTCGACGAACTGGTAAACTACGAGGACTCGAAAGGGATTGAGGCTGCCGTCGAGCTAGTACCCTCGTATGCCGGCAAGGCCGTTCCCAGCAGCACAAGCTTTGTGCTGGGCTACAACTACGGCTTCATATGCGGGAGTATTCGGGCAATGCGAATCCCGCTTCACCTTTACCGTCCGCAGGAGTGGCAGAAAGGATTGCCGGGCTTGCAGGGGCTTTCCGGCAATCCTCGCAAAAAGAAACTTCGCGATCATGCGGTCAGGCTCTTTCCGAAGCTCAAAGGCATCACGCTGAAGACC